TTACCATTCAATTATCACTGCACCATCTCCGCCAGAACCACCAGACAAAGTAAGGGCAATATTAGTTGTTGCTGTTCCACCACCGCCAGCACCAATTTTCCCATTATTCCCATTTGAGCCCAAGAAACCATTTGACGATCCTCCCCAAAAAGTTCCGCCACTATTACCGCCAGCATAAACGTTTCCGCCAGAAGTAACAACTATACTTCCAATACTTGCGGCAAAACCACCAATATTAATATCTCCATTACTACCAATTCCCGGTCCAGAACCTAATAATGACATTACATTTGTTGTTGATGCACTTGCTGCCACACCATAGCCACCACCAGATGCAGAGCAATAAGCTCCGAAAGAACTAGATCCGCCACTAGTACCATTAGTTGGTGTTGCTGTCCCACCAACTCCACCTGCGCCTACAGTAACAGATACAGAAGACCCTTTTGTTAAATATATGTTTTTTATTGCAGTTCCGCCGCCGGAACCACCAGCACTAGTAGCATAAAATGATACGGATGTTGACTTAGCTCCACCAGCTCCTCCACCAGCCCCAACGACAGTAACTTTATATAATCCGGTGACTGGTGCTGTAAAGGTATAAGTTCCTGCTGTACTATAAATTTGTTGATTATAATTTATATTATTTCCTTTTCTTTTTAATAACCAAGTTACTCCACCATCTGTAACCGTTGCCCCAATCGTAGTTCCCCAAGTTGGCTCACTAGTACCTGTTGTTCCTGCAACTGTGCATTCCGCATAAATATAACTTTCCATACTCTCGCTTACTTTAATATCACCAACTACGTATGCTGTGGAATTAAGCCTAAATTCATTATCTAGTTTATCAAATAGCCACTTTAATTTAGTATCTGTTTGTTTTTGTAATGAATCAAATAGCTGATATGGTGGGTTAGCTTGTCCTAAATATCCCCAACCTGTTAAATAATTAGGATCAGTCCATTCACTTGTTGACGTTGCACTACTACCAAATAACTTTGAAAAATCTGGATCACTCATTTAATCAACTCCTTATAAAAATATGCTTGCAAATCTACCTTGGCCAAAACCTACGGCCCCTTTCTGCCCTTCAAATCCAAATGTATTCCCGTATTCAAAATGAGATAAAAATTGGCATCCGACACCACCGCCGCGCACAAATAAATCTAAAGCTCGCATCATAATAATTTCATTTTCCGTTAATATCCTACCGACAGCGACAATGAACTTTGCATTGCCAACATCTGTCAATATTATTTTATTAGTATCAAATAAAAATAGTAATGAGCTAATTGTATCTTCTGCGTATGTTAATGAGCTATTTTTAAATATTTTAGCTCTTAAAACTAGACGATATTCTTCGTCAGATAGTGTCGAACTAGATAAATATGATTCTTCAGAACTCCTAAAGCGAGCTTGTCCAAATCCTTTAGCATTTGGTTGCCCTTCGAATCCAAAAAATGTAATTTGGACAGAATTTGAAATAATTCTATCTCTATCGACAATATCGCCAATCCCATCAAGTTGAACACCTTCTGCCGTATCTATCCAACGCTTTGTATTTAAATCATTTATGACTACATCTATTTCATCCATTTCTTCGCATATCGACTCGATTAAAGCGTACATAATAGGTTTATCTTGATATTGTGCTAATAAATGTGATTTTGCCGAATCTGATCTAGACATTTACAGTTACCTCAATTCGCGTTGTATCAAAAACTGCTAATTGCCTTGCCGTAATACTAATGTTATCTGTCGTATATGTACCTGCTGTATCGCCTGTAGTTGCTGTAATTGCTACATATCCTATGCCTGTAGTGTTACTATAGATAGTGCCTAGCATTTTCTGTAATATTACGTCTTGGCCAACCGTTAAGCTATCGCCATATGTTAATAATAATTCTTTTATTTCAGTAGCATTGTTTTCGCTCCAAGTTTCCTCACTATTTTTTGTAACTGTAATACTTAACCATACTTTTACCTCTGTAGGGCGATTAAATTTAATTGTATGATTAACGCCTTGACTGTCTGCTACTTCTGTGGATATACTACCATTTGTATCAATACCAGCAGTTTTATAAGTCCAAATTTCTTTTGCTATGTCAGTATCTTCACCGCCTAACACAATAACTTCAATGCTGTGTGGTAGCCTTCCATCTGCGTCTGTTGTATCTGTAGAGTTTTCATATACTAAACACGTAGTTACACCAGTAACATTTTCATATACATTTGCTTGTATAGCTTCAATCATTGCTGACGCTTTTTTATATACCGATTGTGACCATCTTTGTCTTAGCTCTGTATCTGTTTCATCGGCCCTACCTATTGTTGCATTAACGGCATTATTAACGCTATTCCAACCAGTAATACTAGTTATAATAGTAGTTAAATTACCAAGTATAGGCGTAATAGATCCATATGTATCACAAGTAAAATTGACAGGTGAGCCTAGTTTTTGCACGGTTAAATTTGATACTGACAATGTAAATGTATCACTTTGATCTGTCATTGTTATAGACAAAACTTCGTTTGATAAAGACAATATCCTATCTGTAAAGGAAAATTGAGAATATAAAGCAGTTAAAACAATTGTTTTTGTGTTTCCGCTTACTGCTGTATAAGTTTTAGTTGTACCGTCAATTGTTAGCGAGTAAATAGTACCTGCTACTATTGTAGGTGCAACTATTTCACAATCACAAACGGTAGACATTGAAATTTCTGTATCTTCATCCGCTGTATAGGTTACTGACGTTGCCGAATCAGCTATTTGAGCATCTTCTGTTATTGTTGTACCTGCTGTACCGTAGCAAGCAAGTATAACTGTTGTTTGTTCTGCTGAAATCGGTCTAATCGCTGTCAATCCTGCTGAATTTGTTAAGCTTACACCGTTTGCGCTATTAGGATACATTGCATTATAACAGCCTTCTAATCCACTCCAAATATCAGATAATTCATAAGAATGTATATCTGTTAACATCCCGATTACTGAATTTGATCCACTTGCAATTGTTACACCTGTTTTATCAGCAAAACGGCTTAAAATATTACTTCTTATTTCAGCCAAACGTTTTCTTTTAAATCCTTCTGCCGTAACTCCATATTCACTAGTTGCCATAATTTCAACTCCTTTCTTTAATAATTAAGAGTTTCAAGACTTGTAACTGTTCCGTATTCTGTAATAGCTACATATTCTACATCTAGTGTTCTATTAGCTCTATCAAAATCAAGCGTTAAACTAGATACGCTATTAACACCATCAACCGACAATATTTTATCGGTAAGTATTTTTTTTATGTGAGATAAGTTTGGATTTTTAACCAATATGTATTCAATGTAGGGAACCCCATCACGACTATCCAAAAACCATTCACCACGCCATTCCCATAACGATACTTTTATTTGTTGCGCTATACGTTCAGCGTTATCTATTAGTAAAAAATCTGTGTATTTAATTATTAAGTCATGCGTTTTAGCGTTTAAAGCTAAATCATAAGCCACCTTATCACCCCTTTACAAAGGCTTTCCTGTGTTGCCACCACCTGTTTGTACACCGCTATGTAAATGATTAACCAATGAAATACCATTTACAACTAAATCACCACCACTAAAGCCAAACATTGTACCATCTGCTGTTGTGCCATTAAAACCGTCAGAACCTAGATAAACTTTACCTTCACCGTTTGACAAGCAAACATCGTTTGGATTACTTACGGCAGTAGGTGTAGAACCACTATAAAGGCCGGGAATACAAAAAGCATCTGACAACTGGAATTTGCGTTGATCTTCGGTATTTGTTTTAGATAAAAACGTCTGCATGTTGTCTTGAGAAAAAACTAATAAACAACCGTCACCGCCAACGACAGGAAATGTTATGCCAGCTTTGCCACCCATACCGCAAGGAAATATAATAGGTACGTTTGAAATAGTTGGATATGGCAATATTCTCCCATCAGGGAACGGTATATTCCCTTTTGGCTTAACTACAGCTCTATTACTACCTTTGTTCCATGAAATAATTTCACCTGCGATTGCAGTGTTAACTTGATTTATTTTGTTTGTAATTGTTTTTTCTATTGCATCTACAACTTGATTGTTATTCATCTAGCAACACCTCTATTAATTCTAGTTGTGTATTCCAATCATTGCTATGTGTATCGCCGGAATGTTTTAATGATTCTATTTTTAGCCAACCGGTAACAAAATCCGATTCTATCCTAACGCCATCACCGGGGTTAGTAGTTGGTGCTAATAAAACATTTGTTCTCCAACCGTATTGTTTTTGTTTCTTCTGCTTTTTAGCTTTTTTTGCACGTTGCTTTCTTGGTTGACCGTTTTTCTTTAATTTTGGTGGTGCTGTTGCTGTAGCTATTTGTTTTGCTGTTGCATATGCAGACCTAACAAGACGTTCGGGAAAACCTATCAACCCGCTATCAGCATTAAATACTAGTCCTTTTAATCCTGTTGTTCCTTCGGACAATATAACTTGCAATACTTCATTTTGTACGCTCCACGATCCACCTAAACCACCAACTACAATATCTAAAGCATCTTTAGCATAACCAACAAAAGAAAAACCGTCTGGATAATCTGGAAAGTCTACATCATCAGCAACAAATAAATCTAACCCCATAGTTGAAGCGATACCGTTTAGTATAACTTTGCTATTAATGCCGGCCGGATAACCAACCGACATTATAGCATCACGTATTTGTACTTGCCCATCTGCTGCCGTTATTTCAGTTACTATGTCTTTACCGCCATTATCGTTTTTGGTTTCTACAGTAAGCGCATAGCCAATAAAAATACGTTTCAATCCGCTGTCTTTATAACCTACGTATAACTCAACAAATAAATCATTTTTTTCTATTTTATCAAGTGTATCATCTGATAAATTCCATATCTTTATTTTGCTTTTGTTAGTACGCTTTGTCGTATCTTTATCAATATCAAAATTTATTCTAATAGCATCTTTCTTTATTGTTCCATCATCATTTAAGTTAGTTAGTAATACACCTTGATTTCCTGCTTCTCCTAGCATCAACTTGTATATCCTATTCCATTGCATTGTTTAAATCCTCCAAGGTCATATATACAAGTTTAGCTCTGCCGTTAATAAAATCTTTACGTCCTATCGTTGTGCTGTTATCATTAACTATAGCAAGCAATTGACCTTTTATTTTTGTATGCCTTGTGTGTTGTAATAATAAAGGAAAATTAGGAACAACCGCTATATTTCTGATAATATCAACATTTTTTTGATCTCTTAAATCCATACACCAGTTTTTACCATTCCAACTAAAGTGTAATTTGTAACTGGTGCTATCCAAAGTTACCGATTCGTAAAAATCATTTGCATCTATCATTGAAATTGTAAACATGTTGTTCCTCCTTAACCAAATATTGCATCGCCTACACTAGCTGCCCAACTTTTGTTAGATGTATCTGCTGTTGCTTCTGATCCGCTTGTTGTACTATCTGTATTATTGGTTGGTGCTGTAATTTCTTCTGTTTGTGCTGTTCCTGCATCTGTATCCGTTGCACCTGCTTGTGATTGTACTTGTGAAGCTAAAACAACGTATTCCTCTGGTACATCTGCCGTTTGTGTATCAACAATAATAACATTAGTAAATTCTAAATTTGCTGTTATGCTATAGCCTTTATTATCACGTGGTAATGATATTGATGTAAGTACCATATCGCTGTAAATGTTGTCCGGTGTAGTGACTGTAATTGTTTCGCCAGCATCACGCATAGCCTTTATTTTTTGTTCAAGTTCTAACAAACGGTTTTCGTTTGGACCACCTTGATATTCTGCCCAAGTCACCGGTGTAGGGGTAAATAAAGCGGTAATATTTAGTTTATTAGGTTTTTTAATAACATGATCTGATATAGCGAAACCTGTCTCTGTTGGGTTGCTTGTTACTTCACTGTCATAATCAGCTTTACGTTCTAGCAATACATCAAAGTAAATATATCCTAAATTGTCATTTCCCATTTTGCTAGGGCTTGTTAGCGCTGGTATTATTGCCACTTTATCACCTACTTTTTATTATGGCGTTCCAAATTGAAAATTAGTACCTATGTCGCCAAAAGCACTTTTTGCGCCATCCTGCATATATCCCGTGTTTTCTGCTGCTGTACCACCGTTGAAATTTTGATTTATAGCAATGTTTTGGTTATAATTTGTTTTTGAATCATTTACTGCTTGTGCGGTTGTTTTTGTTGACCATCCAAGAAAATCAGCAATTGCATTTTTAGCAGACGTTATTTTATCCATAACAAATGTACCTATTGCATCACCTATATTTTTTAATATAGTCATAGCTGTATCGCCTAAATCGTTAAAGTAATCTTTTATAGCGTTTATAGCTCCATCAAAATCGCCTTTCATTATCGCAGTAACAAATTCTACTATGTGCCTAAGAGAATTAGCCATGCCTGTTATAACTGCCGTAATTGCATTTACAATATACGACCCAACTTGCATTGAAACTTCTATTAAATGAAGCATATAATTAATTACGTTTGATACTAAGAATACTCCTATTTGCGTTAAACCTTCGCAAATCCATGAAATTATAGGCGAAATAACTGTCCATAAAGCTGAAAAAGCATCACCCATAGCAGAAAAAGCTGGACTTAATTGCGAAAAAGAACTTTTTATTTGTTCCCAACCGTTTTGCATTGCTGTCATTAGTGGAGCAAAAGCATCAATAAGCGGTTGAAAAAACGTTTGTGATTTGGCTTTAAAATCTTCCCAACTACCAAGCCAACGACCTAATAATGAATCACCGCCATTTATCCAAGTGTATAAATCTTGTACGGCTAGTACAACAATAGCGATAACTGCTGCTATTAATACAAATTCCCACATAGCTGCTCCGTTTGCGATTGCAAATCCTCTTAGTGCTGTAGTTGCTTTACTTATCCATCCAATAAATGTACCCCAATTTGCAACTACTAAAGATGCAGCTAAAATTCCAAACCCTACACTTAAAATAGTTATTAGGTTTTTTATTCCACCGACTTTATTTGACAACCAAGTCAAATTGTTGCCAACACCTTTTGTTGCATTTACAATTGCATGAGCTATAGCCGAAAAAAATCCTGTCTGTCGCTCGAATTCGAATATGCCTTGCTTATAAGCATTTCCAGACATAACCATTGCTTGTTCGACAGTAAGTGGCATTTTTTCAAATTGTGCATCAATAGTTTTTTGTGACCATAATATTGCTTGTGCTACTTTGTCAGCAGTCAATTCGCCTTCTTTGCCCATCTTGCGTAATCCTGCAACCGTTGTGCCAAAATATTGAGCAATTGACTGCATTAAGTCAGTAGCATTTTCATTTAGTGATCTAAGTTCGTCACCTTGCAACACGCCAGAGCCTAAAGCTTGTCCTAACTGTAATATCGTAGCTTGCGATTGAGCTACACCAGCTCCGCCTACCGTCAATGCTTTAGCAACTGTTTCTGTCATTTGTAACGCTTGTTCTTGCGTAGTACCTAATTCATTACTTGCTTTAGCGATTTTAAAAAACAAATCTCCTGTCTCGGCAAGTGGTTGTCTAGCTCTGTTTGATGTATCAAACAATTTTTGTTCAACGTCTAAACGTTCTTGTTCTGATTTTGTAACTACTGCTAAACGGCCGTATAAGTTTTGCATTTCATCAGATGCTTTAGTACTACCTGTTATCGCACTAGCAAATGCTGCTGTAATTGCTACACCTAAACCTAGCATTACACCTTTTGCCATATTTGCAGCACTGCCTAACATGTTTAAGCCACCAGACGCTTGTGATCCTGCTGCTATTCCTGTTGTCCCCAATTTTTCCATTGAACTTTTAGTATTGTTAATAGCTGAACTTGCTTGACCTAGAGAACTTTTATCAACTGAAAATCCTAGTCTAGCTACTAATTCACGTATAACCAATTTATCTACCCCCCTTTCGGTTGTGGTGTATTGGCTATTTCAATATCGTGCAACATATCACGATAAGCAATTATGTATTGTAAATCTACTATATTTATAGCACCGCTTTTTACTTCTGCTAGTGTAGTCATTTGACTGTCTACGGCACGAAGTATAAAAATCTTACTTTGAAAATCTTCTCGCATTTCACCCGGTATATTTATTTCTTTATGATGAACTCCTCTAGATTGCCAAATTGGGTGCTGAATGTTGTAAAAAAATCGAAATAATTCACCTTGATAACTTCCCACATCAATTTTGTCATTTCACCTGTTTTACCAACAAATACTTTATTAACCATGCCGACTGTTAATGCTTTTGCTCTGCCTGTTTCATCATCTACCGAAATATATTCTTGATTTAATAGCATAGAACATATGTTTTTTAATGTTTTACCATCTACGTTTTCAGCTAACGAAGCGAATGCACCTTCTAAGGCAGGCAGCATACCGCTAATGTTATTTACTTCAACGTCTAATACTTCTGTATTTTTTGCAATACCACCAGCTATTTTTCCAATAATAGGGGAAAATACTTTTTGCAAATCCCCTAATACTTCCATAGCTCTAAATGGCTCAAACATCATAATATGAAACATGTTTTCGCCAACTGTTACGTCAATTCTATCTCCCAAAGCCATTAGCTGTTACCTCCAACGAATGCATCTGCATTGCCTGTGTATATTGTCCATTCATTTGCATCAATAGATTTACCCTTTTTAGCTTCTGGAAGATTTTTAACCCATGCTTGACTAGCTGTAAAAACTGTAGTACCGGATAAATCCTTAATTGCAAGAGGTAATAATCCTTTTCCTGTAGCTCTATCTAATTCACGATATGTAGATAATGTATCATTTGATGCAGAAGTTTGCGCTAATGAAATAGTTACTTCAAACGTTCCATTGGGGTCAATACTTCTTCCAACTTCTCCATCTGCTCCAACGTATATAGTTGATCCGTCGCCATTTGGTTTAACTGTAATCATATCGTCTTCGCTAAATCCGTGAATACGCTCTAAGCCAAAAATAACTACTAAGTTTTTTGGATCATATGTTTTTACACTCATTTATTAATACCCCCTTACGCTACGTCGTCGGTAGTAGTCAGATTTTCGTAAGTCAACGAACCTGTAATGTTAACAACATGAATTGCACCTGCTACTCTTGCGGTAAATTCAATATCTGATAAAATACGTGTCGCCTTAACTGTTGCCGTAATATCACTAGCAAGAGGAACTGTGATTACGTAAGATGGATTTTTATTACCATCGGAATCATATTCCAAAGGAGCAATACCACCAGCCGTTACACCATCATCTAATGCTTTTTTAACTTTTGATTCGATAATAGCAATACCAGTATCGGTATACGGGATCTTATTACTATTCTTCATTGCGGTAAATACGTTAGTCGCTATTTCCTCTTGTAACCAATCTCTGAAGCGGATAACATCAATCCATTCGCCTGCTGCAACTTTACCGTTTTGCGTTACTGTAATATTTCTGCACGTTTCAAATGTATTACCGTTTTTAGCTTTTACTGCGTTATATTGTGTTTCTGTTAATCCATCAGTAGATAATCCTGCAAGTGATTTCATTGCCCATGTTTCACCGCCCGGATCAATCATAAAGCACCTAGCCATAATTGCAGCATCTAAATATTCTGTACTTGCTTCTCCGTGATACCAGTATGCAGTTCTATAGTAATTATCAGTTTTAAGTAAATATGCTGCATCTGTTGTGCTTGCTGCATCAATCGCCCCAGCTTCGGCTGTAGATGTCAAGAATAATTTAGTATGAGTTTCAACCCATGAAGCCATCGACTGAATGTTAGCAACTGTTCTATCAGTAAGAATAATACCGTAAAAGTCGTTATCTTCTGCCGTAATAGCAACCATGCTTTCTGCAATAGTTTCCGTAGCTGTACCAAACGTTTGTGTTAAGTTATCCGATACTGTAATTTTAAAATTAGTATCATCAGCAGGTGTTAATGTTAATATTGAAGTTGCTACTGCACCAGTGACAACTTCGTCTGTATCCGCTGTGATAACTCCTAATAAACCAGTTAGAATTGCCGTTGCATCTGCGCTAATTGATGTATATTCATAAGTTTGTGCTACAATCGAACCATTTACTTTACTTGAAATAGTTGCTGAATATTTAGCTGTAGCTGACAATGTTTTTACTGTAATAATTGACGTTGCAGGTGCAATTCTACCAATTTTAACCTGTTTGATTCTTGGTGTTTGTGATAAAGCGGAAGTAACTGCATAATAAATAGGATCAGTTTCGTTAAATCCCATTGTAATCAATTCGTCTGTGCTTGTGATTGTATCAACTCTATTTAATGACAGTGCATGAGTGCCAACGATACACATATCATTAAATCCTAGCTTACTAATACCTGCTGTATTTAAAGCAATCGATACATTGACGATTCTTTCTAAATTTGCCAAATTTATTCCCCTCCTGTTACTGTAATAGTTTGTGCTGGTAAATTATTAACTGTAGATTGCATATTAACAGTATCAACATAGCCAACATCATCTGTTAATTCTGTGTTATATCTAATTTCTATTTCAATTGACGCTCTTGTTTCCCAGGTCGCATTATCTAATAATGCTGTAATATCCTGTACTGTATTGCTATCAGCTATTGCTATGTAATTTGCCTTACAGCGTTGTTGCACCGATTCCCTATCAAATGCATTGACTAATTTATTCAACTCAGAACAAGCATCTGTACCAGTATTTGCGTACATTTGTATTTCAAGCATGCAGGTGTTAGATGTAAATACATTAACTATACCTGCCGTGCTTGTGCTACGTTGTTCGCCCATTATTTCAGGACCATGTGAGTAATATCGTAGTGTGCAATATGTTTTAGTTGGTTTCGGTGCGGTTTGATTCGCTGTAATAACTTTGTTTTTTTCTAACGATAATATTTCGGCTATGAGGTCATGCATGAATAACTTTTGATTAGTTTCCATCTGTTACCTCCTGCGCGTAGGCTTTGTAGTGGCTAATTACATTAGATTGATAAGGCGAACACATTATAATTTTCCACGTACCGCCATCGTAATTTAAAATATCTGCTTCGACAGCTAGAACATTTCCATACGCTTGTTTAGCTGTAAGTAACTTTGTATTTGTATATACTTTAACTATATCGGCAGTACGTTCTCCACCAGCCGTTAACTCGGCTCTATCATTAGAATTTAGAGGTTGTACACTAGCTTTGATAGTGATATTGACAGTAGCCGTCCCCGGTATCCAAGTACCACTATCATCATAATGTCCAGCCGTTCCGCCAACTCTAGTAATTATAAAGTTTTTTCTAAATCCCATAAAATCACTCCACTACATGCCTAATTGATTGTCGCATACGCCCCCAATGAATTAGAGGTCTTGATGATCCTTTTCTTCTTATTGTTTCTTTTGTATTTGGAACGAAATTTCCCTCTATTATATTTTGTTGTATCATTCCAGTTACAGCTATACCAATAGTATCTAACGCTTGTCTTAGTGATGATGTACCGTCAATTATTTTACCTGCCATTTCATCTGACAATGATTTAATCTGTTGTTTATTAGTATCTAATGCCGAACGGATAAACGGTCTTGAAGGAATAGTTCCTTTTTCATTCCCATATTCGTGTACTGCTGCAATCATAGCTAAATTACTGCCATCTTCTGCGGTTGAACCAGATTGTATTCCTACTTTTACGCTTTTTGCATCAAGATTTTTCATGTCAGCAAGTATTTTGCTCCACCCAAGGTCAATATCTTTTACTGACATGGTGCAAATCTCGTAATAGCAGGTATTTTACACATTCCACGTAATTGCAGGAACATTTTGCCGTAAAAAGTTTTATTAAGTAAATCATCAATAGATGAATTTGAACTTGTGTTCGCATAACTGCGTTGCAAGTCCCCTTCTTTTTCACTAGTAATACCACCAGCGGTAATGTAGGAACTACTTGCCCCTTCTTCGGCAATAATTTTTTCTACTGTCATCATATGGGCCGTGAAATAGCACAATGCTTTATAATAAACTTTTCCGAATACACGTTCCGAAACAAAGTCTTTGTAAATATTGATATTTGTAAGTATTTGTTCATCCGTTACCAATGCAAATTCTGGTGCTATTGTGCGAAATAAAGCAACTAATTCGGCATCTGTCATTTTTCAGTCGATTCCTTGACTTTTTCCTTGATTGCTTTATCAATATTTTCGGTTGCTTTTTTCGCTTCGTTATCGCTCAATTTCACCAGAATTCCAGCATCAAGCTTGTCTTGGATCGATTTATGTTTTTTTGCTAATACATCAATATCAATATCGGCAGGATAACCCGGTTTAATTGCAATATCATCAACAATAATAATTCTAGTTCCTGTATTTTGTACTTTCATTGTATGTACTCCTTATACCCCTTCTGCGATACTAAAAGCAAATGGTCTAAATACTGTTACGCCAACCGTTGAAGATAAGCAATTAACTACATATTCAAGATTGCGTTCTTGGACTGGTCTTTGTTCAAAACGATTTGGAATTTCAAAGCGAACATAATCAGCATCGAAATAGCCACCGATCATAATATCTTTAGTCCCTGTAGCATCAGCATTTTTAAATTCGCCAATTTTCAACCAGCGAGTAATTTCTGGATGCTGTTCTTTTAATGTTTGTAGTACAGTTAATCCAGTGGTTGTATTGTAAGTTGTGCTTGCTAATGCTAAGTATGCAGCTGGGGAGATTGCAATTGTATTCATTTGTTCTGTATACTCTGTTGCAATTGGCACTGATTCAATAAATGCTGTCATATCTCTAAACATTAATGCTGCTGTTTTGGTACTGAATTTAGTAGCAGAACCTGTACCGTCAGCCGTTAATGTATATTCATTTAAATTAGCATTACCTAAAAAACCAGTAATGCCATATTTTGCATCACCTTTGAATGCGACATCGTTAAGTTTTTTATCGTTTGATCTTTTAACTGCACTTGCTTTCATCGTTGTTAGCGGAACTTTAGCGTATGCTGCATTTTGTAATTCTTTCACTGAATATCCATAAGATGATCCAATATCCCTAACGCTTACTGCTGTTTTTTCTGCAACCACATCGGCCCTTGGCAAATCGTCAGCGTAATTAGAAATAATCGTTGCCATACCTACCATATCGTAGTAAATTTGTTCTGCGGTATCTGCGCCAACTGGGATCTCAGTTTGAACTGGGAAAAGCGTAAATGCGTTCAACGCTGCATGTTTAACCTGAATTGTTTTTGCTCTAACATGTGTTAATTGTCTAGCTACAAATGCACTTGACGTATCATCTAAATTTAACGTATTCAATGATTCTTGATCTAATCTAAGTAATGTTTCTTTTTCCATTATTTCACCCCTTCTTATTTACGAATCCGTAATCTTGTTAATCCACCGATAGCAGCACTATCTAAAAATGTTGCATTTGCAATAGCTATCGACAATGCTGTTGTTGACGGACAAAAACTATATACGCCTGCACTACCTAAAATTCCAGCCGCATCACCAGCCACAACTGCTGTTCCAACTTTTACATAAATGTCACCATTGGTCTTAACTGGAACTGAATCATATTGCTTGTAATAAGGTGTTTGTGGCTCTTTGTGTGTATGTACTGTAATACCAATTACTTTAGCTGCTCCTGCATCGTCAATAGGTACTTTTACTGTACCTTCAATTGTGCCACGAATTACTGGTTGCCCAGCTTCTGCGCCAGCAACTAGCTCAATGGCAAATGAATCAATAGTATTGGACGTGCTATCGGCAATTTGTCCTTCTAAGCCTTTGTCTAAATCTCTTGTATACCAATCTAAAGCCATTATTTGTTCCCTCCCTTGTATGCATTTGCTTCATCTTCTCTGATTTTAGCTTCAATCGCGTCTAAATCGTCTTCATCAATGTTTTTATCTTGATCTTTGTTATCATGCATTGCTTGACGATTCTTTTTAGCTGAATCTTGATTTTGTTTAACTTCGCCTTTACACATATCAAATGCAGCCGTAATATAATCTTCCGATTTCCCATCGATATTAAATGAATCGCCACGAACCTTTTTAATGATAGCAATTTTAATATCTTTATCCTGCATTTCATCTGCTTTATCAATGTTATGTTGTTTTGCTGTTTCTAAAATTTCAACACGAGACTTTACAGCTTCATCAAAGTTAGCTTTAAATTCAGTTTCTTTTTTTGTAGCATCTTCTTTTAACTGTTTAGTTGTTGCTTCTGCTGAATCGTACTTAGCTTGTAATGTTTCTTGGTTTTTCTTTTGTACTGCTGCATCTTTACGCATTTGTTCAACTACGATTTTAACCTCTGGAGCACATTCGTACTCAATCCCAGAGTCTAATCTAATTTTGTCCATCTTTTCACCTTCATCTTTCCTGTTTAATATTTTGTCTGCCATAGTGACAACTTTGTCATGCTCTTCTTGTGTCATTTTGCCATTTTTAAGCATTTGTGTTGCTTTTTCTTTTGATTTTGTTGCTTGCATTTTATCCATCATTGGGAAATTAGCATCATCTTCGTACATTTGGTCGCCGTCCATGTTTAGTCTTGCGACTCCGGCACGCCCCTTCGGTACGATTGCAAGATGATTGTATTTTATGTTGCGCTGTATAGCATCGTAATGCTGTCCTTGATAAACACCCGGCGTTTCATCAAGTTTTAATGAGTATCCACAGGACAATTCTCTTGAATCTGTCGGAAGTCTAAAAATACTCACATCAGCACGAATATTTTCACCGTCTTGCTCTCCATTACCTAAAACAGTACCAAGTATAGGGATATTGCCTGCATTATCAGCATTTGCATTTTGTACATGTCCTAATGTAATAGGTTTACCTCTAATACTAGCTAATGAATCAGCCTTAAATGCTTCTTCCGGCGGTCTATACTCAACCCTTATACTGCCATCTGCGTTTAAGTACTTCATTAGTCCAACACGGCCAATGACTGGCTTGTCTAATATAAATCCTTCATCTGTTTTAACCGCCTTTAACGGTACGTTATCGTATCTTATCATTTACACACCCCCTTTCTGCGAATAGTCCTTTTATTGGAGTGGATTGCTCCACTCGATCACCTCCTGCGAAGAAAGTACAATTAATGACTTATTCATAATAAACAACACCTTTCGATATTATTTTCTAACTCCAATATAATTAATTTTATTAGTGTCAATAACAGGTAAAGCAACACATCTGCATGATATTGGATAACCGGGATGACCATCACTAGGCGGTTTGTCCCAACTAAACCGTTCGCCGTCTCTTGCTTCATGTAACGGCCTAACTTTTTTATCATGCGAACTAGACCATGTATACTCTGTTATCCCTATAGCAGTCTGTCGTTGCTGTGTTAGTTGCCCATTTAGCTTACCTGCCTGATCTCTTGCTATTAGTTGTGCTCTGCTTTTTGACACTCCTGTTAACTCTTGTATTTGTTGTGTTACGCTTGTAGTCAACGTTCCTTGCGTTACTGCGTTTGATACGATGTTTTCGACTCTAGAAAAATACTGGTCCTCTACACTTGTAATTAAAGATACGTTTTGTTTAGTCCACAAAGTTTTTAAATCATTCAAGTAAGGTTCAGCTTGAAAAATATCTACTTTTAATGCGCTTTTTAATACTAAATTAAATTCGTTTTTATTAAACCTGTTTACTGTTTCAAACATTTGTTCTATTTTATTTTTAACAAACTCTTTTGTAACCTTAGAACGATATGTAGCTATTAATGTAGCTATTAGCATATCAAGTTGTGTGTTTAATTCATCATCTAGCCTGTATTGCTTTATGTAGCCATTGATAGAACTAACGTTCTCTGTAGTTGCGCTATACATTTGATTAACTAATGCTGTTAGCTGTTTTTGGTAGGCCCTTTCATCTGATAAGGGATACTTCCATTTGCGTTTAGAAACAATCTCCATTTGTTACACCACCTTTGGCGGTTGTCCTGTATTATCGAGTGTCCTATCTATCTTATAATCGCTATGTTCTTCTAATGTATCTCTGATTTCTATCGAATCTAAAGAACCAATATCGTGATAAGTTTTAGCTGCATCAGCTTCATGCGCTTTCGCTTGTGCTTCTAAGTTTTTAGCTTCTGCTTTTTCTTTCTTAGTTGGTATACTAAGTGGTTCAAATTCAATAGTGAACTTATCTGGCAGTTTTATTCCGTGAGCCATAGCAATAATTTGTACTAATTTACTCAATGCAGGTTTTAATTTTCTGCGCTGAATACGCTCCACCATACTGTAATATGACTCAAAATCTGCATCACCTGTTGCATTTTGGCCACCGGGACTACGACCAAACAATATTGTAACCGGGATCCCTGTTACTGCAGCCAAACTGTTTTGCATTTTGTCGATAATATCGCTAACGCCACTAACGGAAACGTTTTTCATGTCGTAATCGTCTTTAGCGTCGATAGCAACCGTATTCATGATATGTCTTGTTAAATCAATCATGTTTATATATTTGCGAACGTTTGTTTCTCCATCTGTCATTTGTAGTTGGCTCATTAGTCCATCAACTCTTAAAACGCCTTGTGATAATCGACTTAACAACATCATTGCTAAGCTATTTGCTTCATCATAATTACCTAAGTTAGCCTGAATTGATTCTAACTCCATTGCTCCCCAACCATTGCGTCTTCTACGCTCAGTGTTGGATAAAATACCGCCATCCATAATGATTAAGCGCGTTTCATGCACTGTAAAGCTTGACCCTGTTTGTCCATCATTTATGTTATATGTTTTAACCTTGCCATATTTTTTATCATTCAAATCTGTATACCAATCAAAAGGCGAAACTTCTAAGGCTGAATAAACTTTAATTTCTTCTACGTCTCTAACCTTTTCGATACTAAGCGGATCGGTTAATTCTTGTCCATCAACTGCATTTGCAAATATAACTGATCCACCGCCGCATCGATCAAAAGATAATGCCTTTGACATTTGTAGTTCGCCTTGCAAATCTTCGTATATGCTTTGGATGTCGTCACTTATGTCTAGTTCCTGTTCGCCATCCTTTAAACAAAACTTAACTCTTGTTGCTTCGTCGGATGGAGCTGTACATATTTTTCTAAACGTTCCGTTTTCGATAAACATATCTTCGGCTTGCTGTTGTGTTACAAATGTTGTTCTGCCTATTTTGTTGTATGATCGTTGGTCTTTACTTGTACCATATCCGTTAAGCACATTCATCCAACCATCTGTTCGCGATTGTCTTTGTCGGCGCATAACATTTCCCATTTTTTCACCTGCCTTGCTTAGTTTGTATATACATTCCAGTTACGTTCGACTGCCATATCGTCCTCACAAGCATAACGACACATATCAATACTATGATTGTTTTTATCTTCTAACTTGCTTTTTATATTGCCGTCCTTATCGGTCTGATAGTCAATATCTTCAAACTCTTTCGCTGTGAAAGGGCACCTGTAAGGATCGATAATTATTTCATCTAAATCATCAAGCCACTTTTCACCGTACTCAACGCTGCCCGGCCCTTTTTTTGCACCCTTTATTCTAATTCCGTAACTTTCCAATTCATCAATCGATTTTGGTTCGGCGCTATCAGCAATAATTAGGTCACTTTGATATCCTTGTTTTTTAATATCTTCTGCTACTTTGCGATTGCTAAGTTTAACGCCAAATATTTCTCCAAAAATAAAAAGTTTACGGCGTGTCTTATCATAATGCATACGGCCAAACGAAAAGGCATCGGCTGCGTATCCCCAGTCAATGCCCTGTCGAATATTATCAAATTGTTTAATTTCTTTATCGGTAATTCGCGTAAAAGTTAAGTTTGTGAATGGTACTACCCCAGAACCAATTGGCTCACCGCCATAATCCCATCTATACTTAAACTCATTTTTCTTTTTAACTTCTTCAGCTTCTGTTATAAATTCTTTCGACGTATAAGGGTTATCTTTATATGTACTATGATGAACGAATACATTATCAGGTAAGAATTTAGTTTCAAATTTTTTATTTACCCATGATTGTTTTCGTTTCGGTGGATTATACGAAAAATAAATATCATAATTTAATCCTTCTGGAAGTTCGGCGCGTACTATAGAGTTAACTATTGTGCTTACTTCATCTTCTGTTTTAAACTCGCCAAGTTCTTCTACCCATAAAATGGCTAAAGGAAATTTTCTCATTTTAATAGACTTGATTTTTTCTGGCTTATCAGCACCACGAAAAATAATACTATTGCCACGTGGTTTGTATGTCAGTTTAAGAGGACTTAGCTTTATTATCCATTTGTTAGATACATCTAAATAATCTATAGCCCATAATAACTGTTCAAATACTGACGTTTCGAGCGTGTTGCCTACTTTCCTTACCGCCAGCGCACTGACTGGATTTTTCATCATATCATGGATAATGCGAATGGCAATATGAGTGGACTTTGAACTATTACGACCGCCCTTGAGCACCTTGTACAATTTACGTTTTGTTTTCCTGTTACAATTTTTCCAAAATGGTATAAAAGCAGGAAGTACTTTTTCAGACATTTTAATCTGTATCATCTTCATCACTTCCAATGTTGTCAATGAATTGTACGGCATCGTTTTCAGCTTCGTCTTCACCAGCGCGTTTCTTATCAAATTCAAGACGATCCTTGCCAAGTTCAATATCTGATTTTAATTTTTCAATTCTCATACGTTGTTCTTCTGTAGCTAATTCAGACCTACAAAGCTCGTCATACTGTTTAATCATTGATGTTAACGTACTCATTGCCTTTGATTGAGCGACCATGAACGAAGCTTGTTTATCCCATGCTTCTTGATATTGATACATTGTAGCTTCTGTACCGTCCATAGTCGTGCGTTCGGTCATATCGTTTTTATCATTAACGTACATGATCTTTTGTGCTCTAATAATCGTTGCGTATTTAATACAGATATTACCCCACATCATATCAAGCGGCGAAATTTCAGATATACTGTCGGCGATCTCTAGAGTTTCCGGTGGTAGATACTTTGCAAATAAGCCATGAGTCACAGCATAAGTATTGCCATAAGGTGCTCCACCACTATTGCCAAGTGCGTTTTTGTTGCCAAAAGGTGCTCCATGCCCAAGTGCATTCTTACTTCCATAAGGTGCACCACGTTTTTTATATTGTGTGCACTCTTTTTCATCTGTTTGGTGTGCACTTTTTTTACTCCATTGATGCCTTTTCTGCCATGATTTCACAGTATTGATTGATACATTATATTTTTCAGCAATTTTTTTATATTTCATCCCTGCCATATAATCAACTCTTGCTTTTTCTGCTTGTTCGTTTACATATTTAGCCATGTTACATATTCACCGACCCCCGAAAATAAATAACTTCCGATAAATTATACTTATCGGAAGTTATTTTGTATTTTATTAGTTTTTTTAAGTATAATGCCGTTATTTTTGATATATTTATACAGTTTTAATTCCATAATGTGAATAATCAGCAAATGTTTATGCTGTATATTTATTGATTATGCAATTAAGTAGTCATTTATTAAATTCATTTATGTAGTTTTGGTATGTATAAATGTTGTAGGTTTGTTACTTGACTGTATTGTTTTTCTTACAACCATCACAACAATTTTTCTCTTTTGATAAGTTTTGGTAAGGTGGTCTAGGCGGTATCTTTCTACGGTTGCCACATCTTGTACATAAATCAACTACACGATAGTTATAATCAATTACTGACATTTCGTTACCGCATTTACCACAAATCCATTTCGCAACTATAATGCCCATTTTTGGTTATCCCCTATTTATTTGTAAATATATACATGTTTGAGATTATTAGTATTGATATATATATCAAATATATTATTAGTATTCATAACTGCACTACCTCACTGTTTTATTATGATTAACCTTATACTTACCGTCATGCTTACTACAGTTAGCGTAAAATGGTGCTTTCATTAAGTCTTCATAGTTTATATTGTCGTGTTGTTTTACTTTCTTTTTATCGTTATCGCATTGTTTCATGTTCCTACCTTCCTATTATTTAAAAATAACTAGAATGTTCGCTCTTAACCAAAGCCTTTAACGTATCACGTTGGCCTTGTAACTGATCTAGCCTATCCTTTGCTTTTGTCTCTAACGCTTTTTTTAGTAACCATTCTTGTTTTGCTATCTTTACATCATTATCCGTGCTTGCGTATGCATTTATGATTGTTTGATTACTAGCTTTAAGGTCATGCTTTACTATTGCTTCTATCCTTGCATTAGATAATAAATCATCGTATATCGATCTAGCGTTTGCACGATCAACTTTATATTGTGTTAGTTTAGGTCCTACTTCTTTAATTCTATTTTCTACTTTTTTTAATAACAATTGGTGTTGTTGTAGCCCTGCATTTTCTAGGATTATAAGGTCTTCGTCATTCATCTGTCTCAACGTCCTCCCAATACTTCGGATACAATCCTTTTAAATATCTAATACATTGTTGCTTTATCTCTTTGCTATTATCACTAAAATGTCTATCTTGATGATGTCCATAACACAATAATAGTCCTTCTTCTTCTACGTCATTTTTCAATCCATTGCGTTTTTCGTGATGGAATTTCTCACCATCAGCTATACTATTATAACAATCATTAATAATACACTTATAATTATCTCTTTTGTGTATCTTATCATTAAGCATTGATACTGATTTACCTTTTAATCTTGTTAGATTTAGTTTTTGTAGCATATAATCAACACCTTTTTGCAAACTAAAAAGCACTTACACCAATTAAGATGTAAGTGCTTTTTGTATATTGTCCTTACGTGGTCCGCTTCTTTGCTAGGCGTGTAATGTTCTATTAAAAGATACCCAGTCGCAACTAAAGTACCTTAGGTGTCGTCCGCAGACTTCCACCGCAATTCATTTATTTATAAAAGTCACTAAATCGCCACGTACTTTATCAAAAATTTCATTAAGTGATCTCTTTGCGATCAACATTTTTATTTCAAACATGCTATATGTTGTACAGCCACATTCACAAACATAATAACTATCAACTAACATTCTTTTATAGTTATAATTTTTATACTTTCCTTCTTTGCATATTAGTTTTATGCTTTCATGTTTACCAATTGCATTATCGTCAACCATGCAACTAAGTTTTTTAATATTTAAATCTTCTTGATGTGCTTTATAATATGCTATTTTTTTATTTTTATTCACATTATAACTACCTCGTTCCAAAAAATAATTACAACCTATTTACATATAGACGCACGACCGATTAACTTAATTATAGCATATATTGCAAATTAAATCAATACTTAATATTTTTAAAATTATTTTGATTTTAGGGGTTGTAATTCATATTTGAATATGATATACTTAAATCAAGGTTAAGAGATACAGCGACAGCTTAAAAAGAAGCGGCTACAAAGGAGTTTTTAAAATGACAAGAACAGAATTAGCAAAATCGATTAGTTTTCAATTAGATTTAGATTTTGAAAAAGTTTTACGCGGGGTAGATGCAGCAATGGATGATAAATTTGGAACAGAAGTTAACGAAGTACCAGCGTAAATGGCGGAAAATATTAAAGCTGGTTTTGTAGAACAATCAGAATATTGATATGAATCAATAAAACAGAAAACCACATTAAAGAGGTGTTATATGGAAATAACTAAAACATGCATTACATGTTATGAAGATTTACCAGTTTCTGATTTTTATAAAAATAGCAAAACTAATGACGGATATACGACAAAATGCAAAAAATGTATTAAAGATATTAATCATAATTATTATCAAAAAACAGCATCAAACAATATAGTTTCAAATGTACCTCGGGGCGGTAAGCGTGAAGGTGCTGGTCGCAAATCAACTGGTCGAAGCAAACATAATTACTATGTAACTCCCGAAGAGGACATAAAAATAAAAGAATACATTCAACAACTAAGAGCTACCGTAAAGTAGCTCTTTTTATTTTATCTTGATTCAAACGACATACATTTTCCATTCAATCCTGTATTTATTTGTGATAATGATTTCTTATTCATATCGCCTTTTCTACTCCTACCCTTACTACTTCCACCACCTCCACCTTTTTTAGCTTGTCCTGCCGGAATACATGCTGCTGGTAAGTGAGTTTTGTGCATATCTTTCATCAACTGTATTATTATATCATCCACATATTGATCGTTAGGTTCCTTTAGTGTTACGTATGCTTTGCAGTATGGACATACATAACATCTGCTCTCTTTATCGTATAACATTTCAGTTATTTTTCCTTCTGATAGACACATATTACAAAGTATTTGTTTACTCATTTACTCACCTACTTTTAAGTTATTTCTGCTATTTTCTATATACTTAGATAAAGGATTTAATATATCACTGCTATCTGCTTCATATTTAAATTGTGGCGTATAGTTTAATGCTTCGTTAATTTGTTTTTCAATATCTTCGATTTTACCTCTTACCGAATATTCATCGTTACCGACCATTCTAATAGTTGTTGCATAATCTGTTCCTATTTCTATAGAAATTATATTCATAGGATTTAATTTGACACTACTATTTTCCCAACTACGCATAAATTCAACTAATTTCATTCTGTTTCACCTTCTTTGTATAGTTTTACTTTGTTCCACCAAGCTAATGCATAATTTTCATTAGTAAATGATGTTCTTCCACCATTAAAAACAAATACTTTCCCATCTTCGTATTTGGCAAAATATCTATTAAATGTTTTACCGGATTCAGTAGTTATGATAACTTTTGTATCAACAGCAACCTGCGACCAGTCGAACGCATCACGCTCCCAAACTAACTCAAGCGAATCATAATTCCCTTCTAGTACTTCGATTAGGTTGTTTGTTGTGTAGACTTTTACTATGTCAAAACTAGGGACATCATACATTGATGTTGAATAATATTTTAAATCACTCGCATAGCGATCATATTCATACAAGCAATCATCATTAACTCCAGCTAAACCAACTTTAATTCCTAAAAACTTTTCACCGTTCCGTAACTCAACAACCATACCAACCTTTAAATCATCTTTTGTGAATGTTTGTTGGTCTAGTTGTTTTGTATCACTTTTAATTATTGGTTTGAATTGACTATATTTGTAGCAACTTTGTGCCGTAAAACAAAACCCATTATTATTATGTTTACAATCTATACATTTCCCCACTATATATCATCCTCCGATTCAAATTGATCTAGATATTTTTCGTATGCTTGTTCACAACAACAACCTTCGCATAAAGTTTCTGCTGAATATCCGAATGTGGTTGGACAATAATCGCAAATATCTTCAAGTTCTTCAATTTTTTTGGGCTTCAATTCATATCAACCCCTAGCGATCTTATTTGTCGATTCTCTATCTAAACAAACCATGAAAGCTGTTGTTTTATCACTATCAAAAAACATATCAATCATATCATCTGGAATTCTAACCGTAATTGTAGATGGTTTTTTATTGCCATTGCCACGATTAACCTTAATCAAATTGTCGCAAACAGGTATTAATTTAACATTTTCGTTTTTTATCATTCCATTTATTACTTCGCCAAATGTTTTCATTTTTTATTATCCTCCGGTTTATCGTTTTCAGTAGGTCGCCAATGGGTTACTTCATCTATATCAATTTCTAACCTTCCGATTTCAAAATAACTGTCACCACCGCCACTGCGAAAAATAGTACCTTTTAAACAATCTCCTTTATGGAGCCATATATCAACTTTTTGCCATCGGTCCGGTTTTCTTTCATTTACTGGTATCCACCGCCAAAATATCCATAGTCAAATTTACTTTTCTGTCCGTCCATTATTTACACGACCTTTCCAATGCCAAACCATTATAATATTCTCTGTAAATATCAATCCAGTTATCAAGCGACATTGTTACAAGCCACTTTTCATTATTCCTACGATGAAATACAGTAGGCATATTACCGTTTTTAGCATCACGTTGCGCCTGCGCTATTGCATCCGATATGTTAAGTCGTTCAACTCTTTTACACTCGATGTGTATATTGGGTAGTGCATCTACAATGTCGGCAGCATTTTCACCTAATCCGCAATATTGTTGCGATCTTTTAGCATCAGTGAAACCATATTCTCTAAGTTTACTTGCTAACTCTCGTTCACCTTTTGCGCCCTTTGCCTTAGAATTTATTTTCCCCATATAATTACCGCCTTTGCAGGGATTTTACTCCCTGCGTTTTATTTATTTCAATTCTTCTTCCCAATTCCTGTCAAAGTCTTCATATGCTTTACTTGGTGATTTACCAAAACCAGCGACACCCTCTTGCAAATTATCACCATACAACGCACACCACATATTACCGTCAATTGTTAAACTCGGCTTATAAATTGTACTTGGTCTTATTGCTTGATACCCAATATCTTCATAATAAATTTTCATTTGGAACTCTTCTTGGTTATATCGTTCATTCCAATATTCTTCTTCTGTTTTAATCATTTTTAGCCACTCCGCACACACTGCTATTATTATAAATATTAATAATTTGTGGTAAAAGATGTGTGTTTAATTCGCTCCAATGCTTTCCTGTATTGCTTAAAATATTATCTAATTTCCAATTAACTTTACGAACTTGATTTACAATTTCATCAAATTCATCTCTTGTTAATTTATTATCTTCTAAAAATTTATCTATTTCTAAATATGTTGCCATCTTAAATCTCTCCTTAAATTTTATATCCTAGAATGGTATTTCTTCGTCAGGGAAGACTTCACTACCAAACGAATTCGCACCAGTACTATCAGCTTGTCCTTCACTAGGCTTCTTACTACCCATAAACTCAATATTCTGTGCGATTACCTCAGTCACATAACGTTTTTGACCTTCTTGTGTTTCGTAATTGCGAACTTGAATACGACCTTCAACTAAGACTTGGCTACCTTTAAGCAAATTATTACCAACTATCTCAGCAAGTTTTTCCCAAGCTACGCAATTAATAAAATCAGCTTCATTGTTTTTACCATAACGATTTATTGCTAATGTAAATGTTGCGTTTGCTTTACCACTCTGCGTATAACGTACCTCTGGGTCACGTGCTAGGCGACCGACTAGGATTACTTTATTCATAATTAATTTTCCTCCAATAGTTCTGGATTTTTATAAATATTCCCGATCACTTCTACTGATTCAATTGACAATCCGCAATCGCAACCATCACAGCTATATTCCCAATTAAAAGGTGAGTAACCTTGACCATCTTCGGACAAGCTAACCTCTATAATTTCTTGTTGCAACTCTCCATTATCTAGATATTCGACTTTTACGATATCGCCTTGGTAAACCTCTTGCCCTTTTGGAAATTCAGTAGTTCGCTTGTTATCATGTTTGCCTGTGTATTGTCCTACTGTTTGTTCGTCCACTTCGCAAGTGCAACATCTTAGGCAACCTTCCTCATTCACATTTTGGCTTTCTTCTACAGATAAAACAATAAAGCTTTTACCTGTTACATCATCATCTATTAATGAGCCATATACTAACTCACTATTATCTAAACGCCTACCACAAAATTTTATCTCGCTCATACCTTTTCCTCACCATCTTTCGTCGCATATAGCAATTCAAAACCTTCCGCTAGTTTCGTGCTTGCCGGGAAATACTGAACACTGCCAAGCTCTGTGTAAACTGCGATTATTTCCATGTTTGTTTCTAACTTTATTTTTTTTGCCTGTGCTTCTATTGCTGATTGGTTAATCATTTATTCCACCGCCTTAAAACGTCAGTCAATAACTCTCTATCTTGATGTTCAAAGGCTTCACTTGCATTTTCTATTAGATAATCTGCAAACTTTTCTAAATCTCTAATCTTTTGTAATTCTTTTAAATACGATAACATGTCTTTTACTGCGCCTTGTGTGAAATTTAACGTTTTTAAATCAGTTCGCGCTTCTAGGCTATAAATAGCGTTATTTAAATCATGATCTCTAATCATTTACCTCACCTCTTCACAATAGTTTTCATAATCCTAACCTTAGTCTCACGATCAAACTTTTTATACTTGCGCTGCTCTTGCCATCTACCGTGCATGCAATACATATAAGCTGCTAAAATTACGATTGTTAGTATTGTTATTGCTGTTAAAAATACGGTTAATATGTCATTTAGCATCAAATTGTTCTCCTTTGCCAAATTTGCATATAATCTTTTTCTTTTTTCCGCTGACTATAGTTAAACTATTGCTATCTTCTTCAAGGTCTAATCCAAGTGCCATGCATGCCCCAACTAATACACCTTTTGAATATGTATAGCTAGTTGCGTTTTCCCTGTTATATACTTCATTTTTCTCGCTTTCAATTATATAATTTGATACTAATGCATATAATAAATCTTTTCTTTCATCTACTGTCATTTATCCTCACCTGCCAATGCTTGTTGCCAACAATCGACACATGTTTTATGTTTTGGTAAATCATATAGACAAAAATCTTCATCTTTCAACCCGAGTTGATAAGGGCATAAACTACTTTCATCAATAGCATAATCAATCAACTTTTCTACCGTTTCTTCACTGTATTTCATTTAATCAACTCCAATCTAGTTTTAATATGGCATTTCTACCTCCGATAGTCTCTCTCGCTGAATTTTTACTATTGCTTTTAAATCTTTCAGCTCTTCACGCAACCCTTTATTTTCAGCGATCAAGTCTTTTCGTATCTGAATTAGCTCCTCGAATGCGTATGCTTTTGGATTCATTATTTAGCCTCGCTTTCTAATGCCTTATTCCAACATTCTTCACAATCATTGCATTTCGCTATAGTGCGTTGTCCTTTGATATAAAATCCGGGGCAATTACCTTCTTTAGCCATTTCCCACACATCAGGAAAATTATCACGCACAAAGCGCAACTGTTGTTTTATATCTAATTTTTTAATATTTGCTAATATCGAACACGGTTTTAATTGATTAACGTTGTCACCTAGTCTATTAAGCCAAGTCTTTAATTTATCATTAGCGTTTTTCTTTCTCATATTTTTACCTCATTTTAGTTTTAAGCTAGTTATTTTACGCTTGTCTATACAAGTATGCTAGTCGTGCATATTCTGTTTAATGTTGGGGGTGCTAGGTGGGGTATGGTTTATTTTGCGCCAAACTTTTCCCTCATAATTTCTAATTCTTCATGCATTACTTTTAATATTTTACTTTTAATATCACTTTTAGTACCATATTGCTGAATTTCTTTTCCGTCTGCTCGGCTCATATCTCCGGTGTAAATATAAATTCCGCTGCCACTTTCTGCACTATTTATAACTCTTTCAAAAAACTCTATTTGTTTTTCTAATTTAACCAATTCATACAATTCTTCACTTGTCATTTTAATCATCTCATTTCTTATAGTATCTGCTTTCTATTCGTTCTAGCGTTCGCTGTATTTTTTGTTTCTTAACTTCTTGTACTGTATAATCACCTGTTATTAAATATTTGATTTGGTCTAAACAGTTTTCTACATCTCCTATTTCTTCTGCAAGATGTAATTTGTTTTCGTGATTATCATTAGTATCAAATTTAATTAACGCTTGTAATAGTTCTCCGATTTCTTCGATTAATTTTTTTTGTTGCTTTTCTTCTCCAAAATGATCTGCTATTGTTTTTAGGTCTTTATCTATCATTTATTTTCCTCCATACGAAACGTATTCTTTATATTCATCCTCTGGAAAACATTTTTCATAATCTTGTATTTTCATATCTAATGATTCAAAAGTATCATTCAATTCAATGGCAATATAATTATTGAACATTTTTACATCTAACCCACCATCACCGTCATTAGTATCAACAACTTTGGCAAACTCTTTTAAATCATCAAAATCAACCGCTACCCATGAACGTATCTCGTTTTTTTCTTTATATAAATGGCATTCTCTTTCTCGTAAAAATTCATATAATTTAATTTCAGCACTCATTTATTTACCTCCCTCATTCCAATAAGGGCAATCACCATTATCCCTACTAATCGGAACATCATATTTTATAAACATATCTCTCAGACTGCATTTAGTTGGCTGGCGACAACCTTTGCAACATTCTTGCACATAATATTCAACTAACTTGTAAAAATCGTCTCGTTCAACTTCTACTGTTTGCACATCGTTTCTAACTTCGCCCTTTCGGATAATGTCCATCTTTGCACCTATCCAAGAATTCAGCCTGTTTTTAAGCAATTTACCTTGTTTCTTATCAAGTTCACCGCAAATCGATATGTAAGCCTTTTCGGTGTAGGTTACTGCCATGCTTACGACTCTTTTGGTTTCTGCTGACCAATCTTTGTCGACTCGTTGTCGCATTTCTTTTAGATTGCCAGTCATATATCCCATTACGCCTAAATCATTGATTCCTTGTGAGTTTAGGTATTTCAATTTTTACCTCCGATCTGCCCAACAACTTTTCCAATCAACTCTGCCGTTTTGTTTTGTCCGCCCATTATTTGAATAACATTATTGTTTATGCGATCTTCTTTTTTACGCTTACATACGCTTTCATACATTCTTAAGAACTGCGCTCTAGCCGTTCCTATTTGGTCAGTAGGGGTTTCACATAGTCCAATCCAGCCCATTGCTAGGGCTGCTGTTTCAATTTCTTGTGTTGAAAATTTAGGTTTTTTATACACGAAAGCTTCTTGCATTTGCTTTTGCACTTCATTCCATGCTTCATCCGGTGATTTTACTTTTGTTTTTGTAACCACTTGTACCATTTCATTTGATACTTCCATGATTTCAGCAATGCTTGGGAAAAACTTACATATACGCATACACTTTAAAACGCCAGCTTTTAATTCATGTTCCGATAACTCCGACAAAACCGTTGCGTATAGGCTCATATTTTCCTCATTCATCCCCGAACGGGGAAAAGCTAACATCAATGGTGCTAGTATCTTTAATGTCTGTTTCTGCTCCATCATCTTCCCCCAATAGATTTTTAATCATATCTAACTGGCTTTTAGGCTTGTTATTTGGCTTTTTGCTAGCTAACTGATTAAGATATCCATCAAATTTATTTCCGAATAATGTTTCTGGTCTTAAAAATTTAGCTTGTTCTGTATTTAGCCAATCTTCAGCTTTTTTATCAATGACCGTTTTAAAATCATCAAGTGTATACTTTTCATTCCACCTAGCGCGAATATGTTTTCTGTGACTTTCTGCCGTATATTTATAGTTAGTTCCGCATATCTTATTTAGGTGGTCAATTATTCCACGGAAAGGTATATCTATCTCTTTATCTATCTTTAACTCTTTCTCTATATCTATCTCTATCTCTGGTGGATTTTTGTCCGGACATTCTGGTGACATTTGTCCTGATAGAGATTTTTTCTCTTGGTCTATCTTGGCTCTATAATTTCTTTTTCTATCTGCTTCTGTACTACTTTCACCAATAAAATTTTGGATATCTAAGAGATAAATAGCTCCGTTTTCAAGTACTTCAATCAAACTTAAATCAATAAATGTTTGGATTGCTTTTTCTACTACAGCGATAGGATATCTTGTTACATTTGCTAACATTACGCTATTATATGGGATACGTTCGTTAACCATTAATTTTCCATCGTTTTTTAAGCTGCGCAAATATAATTTCAAAAGAATATTTGAATACATATATCCATCTGGCATGCTTTCTAATAAAATTAATTCTTCGCTATCAAAGAAATTTTCTTTTAATCTCAAATAGTAATATTTTTTATTATCGCTCATTAATCCACCTTCTTTATCAATGTCTCTCAAACGTCACATACTGTTGTATGATTTTCAATGTTTCCGCTTGACTTTTCGATGTTTTCATATGCTCAATCATTTTTTCTAGTTGATTCTGATTATCGCTTTCGATCAATGCGTTTCGTGCTAGTACGTACGCTGTGAAATTGTCCATCTTTTTGAGTGAGTTGTTGTAATGTACGATTGGTTTCATATAATCACTCCGTATAAATTTTAATTTTGTGGGAAGGCTAGGGTTAACTAGCCTTCCCGTTGTTTTGTGATTCTAAATATTCTTTATGATATTGTTCCAAATGATTAAATAAATCACTAAAATTATTCATTGTTAACGCTTTACCAACACCAAATTTAAAATTAATAATTAGCGGCATTACGTCAGCACCTATATTAAGTTTTTCTGCTTTTTTACCTAGTGCTATTAATTGATTAGCAGAAGGAACTGTATTGCTTGTCTGTGCTTGCTGTGAATCTTTTTTAGGCTGTGCTGGTGTATTTGTATTAGTTACTTTATTTTGTTGCTTAGAATCGAATTGTGAAGGTTTTTCTCTACCATATTTACTATCATTAGCGAAACCTCTGTAAACGTCTGCTGCTACTCCTAGCATTTTCATGCAAACACCTAGTGCGTCAGTGGTAGCCATTTTGTACGCTTCATCATTTGAATATAGTCCATTACTTTCTTTTTTTACAAGAAAATCACCGCCAATACCAGGTATAGGACTAGACCAATTTTCACCATCTTTTATATATAGATTTAATTCTACAAAAACCATTATTTGATTATCGCTTGTTGTTTGTGTCCATGTTTTTACTATTTCTGGTTTCCAGCCAATACCACATACTCCAAATTCATTCGTCATTGCTTCAATTCTCCACTGTGGAGATATATCTGATTTACCTTTTAGCCTACCTGCTTGTATTGGTTTTAATGCATCTGCTGGAACTGTTTTAAGATTGTTATAATGCTGTAATTTGTCAGTCGTTTTGTCCATATTAATCAACTCACTTTTTCATAAATTTTCCTTCATAAGTGCCGCAAGGTATTGCCCACTCATTTATAATGTTTCCAACGACTAAGTCATTGTCGCTATAATAGTTCCATATATCAATATGACCGCAACCTTCTGTATAAATGTCATATCCTTGATTTTCTAATTCGTTTAACAATTGTTTTGTTAAAAATTCGATTTTCTTATCATCCTGCACACGTTTAATTTTAAATTCAAATATCCATAGCCATATTTTTTGAGTAATTTTCATTACTTAATCACACCGCCTTTTTAACTGCTACTTTATGCTCTATACCTTGTGTATTAATGAACTGTAAAACTGTTTCAATTTGTTGCTGTGTAACGCCGTACAAAACGATTTGAGCGTTTAATTTTTCTGGTTCTATGATTATTTCTTTAACCGCTTCAACTTTATTTATTTCAGCCAACTTTTCAACATGTTTTAAATGGCTTGATTCATT